CGCCTTCCACGACGCTCTGGTGAAGAAGCAGGGCATCGTAAAGGCGTATTGGCTGATGACGCCCCACGCGGAGATATACACGTTCTCAGACCTGTCTGATGACGAATACACCTACCTGCTGGACGATGACACCGTGAGCGTCATTGAGCATAGCGTTGAATACTCAATGTCCATTGACCCGATGGGCATGGAAGTTGAAATGCCTGTCCACAGCGTTAAGATCAGCCGCCAAGAAGACAAGGGCGAGATGCGGATTGACAGCGTGCCGCCAGAAGAGTTCTTCATTAACCGCGACGCGCGGAACCTGAAGGATGCCTACATAGTCGCTCACCGCACCGAGATGCGCGCAGGCGATCTGATTGCGATGGGGTTTGACCCTGAGAAGGTAACGGACCTGGACAGCTTTGATAGCGGCTCAGAGATGACTGAGGCCGAAGTCTTTGAGCGCCGTGGATATGACGAGGACTTTTCAGACGAGGACACGCAAGACCCCGCCATGAGGAACGTCACCGTGACAGAAGCCTACATGCGGATCGACGCAGACGGCACGGGTGTGCCTGTCCTGCACAAGGTCACACTCGGCGGCACGGCGTATGAGATGCTTGACTACGAGCCTTGCGATGAAATCCCCTTTGCCAAGCTAGAGATCGATCCAGAGCCACATGCCTTCTATGGCCGCAGCTTGGCTGAGATCATCATTGACGACCAAGACGCCGCTACATCTATTCTGCGCGGCATCCTCGACAACGTGGCGATGACCAACAACCCACGCATGGCAGTGCTAGAATCCCAATGTAACATGGACGATCTTCTCAATAATGAGATCGGGGCGATTGTGCGTATGCGGCAGCTGGGCGCTGTGCAAGACCTGACAGTTCCATTCGTTGCGGGGCAGACGCTCGGCGCTCTGACCTACCTCGACAGCCTTGTGGAGACGAAAACAGGCGTCACGCGGGCGTCTATGGGACTTGACCCTGACGCCATGCAGTCAACCACAAAGGCGGCTGTTACAGCCACCGTGCAGGCCGCCGCTGGGCAGGTTGAGGTTATGGTGCGAAACCTGGCAGACGGCTTGCGTGATCTGTTCGGCATCATGCTGCGCCTCTACTCCAAGAACGTGGACGAGGAGCAGATGATGCGCCTCAACGGATCGTTCATCCCCGTTGACCCGCGCACATGGAACACGTCTATGGATGTGTCAATCAATGTCGGCCTCGGCACCGGGCGCGAGGAAGAGAAGATGATGGGCCTGAACCAAGCGCTGCAAATGCAGACGATGGTTTACCAGACCTACGGCCCAACGAATGGGCTTGTCTCCCTGACCAACATTCGCAACACGCTGGCAGACCTGCTTGCGGCATCTGGCGTTCGCAACGCGGACCGCTACTTCGCGCCGATCACGCCAGAGATCGAAGCCCAGATGTTGCAGATGCAGCAGCAGGCGCAGGCGGCGCAGGGGCAGGCGTCTGACCCGAATGCGGCTTTCCTGCAAGCGGAGCAGATGAAGGCCCAGAGCAAGATGCAGACGGATATGGCCAAATTGCAACTTGACGCCCAGAAAGCGGCTTCCGAAGACGACCTGAAGCGTGATAGGATGGCGCAAGACCTGCTTGTTGATGCTGCCAAGATTTACGGCCAGTATGGAACGGCTGTGGATGTGGCCAAGGTTCAAGCCGAGCAGGATAAAGTCCGCATGATCAGCGGCATGGCGCAAGGGATGTCGCAGTGACGACAGAGATACGCATAAAGGCAGATGAGGCGCGTCGGTTGAAATCCGACAGCGCGTTTATGTCTTTTGTGCAAGAGGTTCGTGATGACCAGATAAAGGTCTTCACAACAAGCGCGGCCTCTGACGTAGAGGCCCGCGAAGCGGCGCATGGGATTATCCTTGCGCTTAACCAGATCGAAATGAAACTCAACGCCGCTACTACGGCAGAGACATTTTTAGATCGCAAGCAAAGGAAGTAGCACCGTGGAAGCGACTACCCTAGAACAAGCGGCAGAGAGCCTGCTATCGACATCCGACGCACCAGAGGCGCAGGGTGATAATCTGAGCGAAGCTGTAAACTCAATCACTGAGCCGTCTGATGACGATCAGGGTGAAGAGGTCGAGGCTGTAGCCGAGAGCGAAGATGACATCGAGGCATCCGATGAAGCTGACGAAGACAGCGAAGATGACCAAATTGACGACGAAGACCTAGTAGAGGCAGAGGCTGAAGACACCAATCTCATCCCCGTCAAAGTTGACGGAAAAGAAGAGATGTGGACACTGGATCAGTTGAAGCAATCTGCTGCGGGTCAAGCGGCAATCAACAAGCGGTTCCAAGAGGCTGCCGAGGCGCGCAAGCAAATCGAGCAGGCAAATGCCGCTTTAGCACAGCAGCAACAGCAACTGGTGCAGTTGTATCAGCAGGCGCAGCAAGGTGGTTTGCAAGCCCCAACCCCACCGTCACGGGAGCTATTCGAAAGTGATCCGATTGGATACATGGAAGAGAAGCTCAAGTATGACGAGGCAAAGGCTGGCTACGACCAAAATCTCTATCAAATGCAACAAGTGCAGCAGCAGACAATTCAGCATCAACAGCAGGCGCATCAGTCGTATCTGCAAGAGCAAGCTGAAATTCTGAGGCAGCACATTCCCGAAATTGCTGACCCTGAAAAGGGTGAGAAGTTGAAGGGCGATCTGATGCAGGTCGGCATGGATTACGGCTTCACAGCCGAGGAGATGGCACACGTTTCAGATGCGCGTTATGTCCGAGCGTTGAACGACGCGCGGAAGTATCGGCAACTGGTGTCCAAGCGCAAACAAGCACAGCAGAAGGGCGAGAAAGCCCGACCTGTAGTGCGGGCTGGTGCAAAGAAAACGCCTGACGGCCAAGCTGCAACTCGCAAGAAAGCGCAATCGCGCTTGCAGAAAACAGGCTCAATCAATGACGCATTGAGTCTGATCCTCAACTCCTAAGTCTTTGAAAGGACTACACAAATGGCACAACCAGCCAACACATTCGACTCATATGATTCGGTGGGTATCAAGGAACAGTTACAAGATATTATATACAATATCTCCCCCGAAGAAACGCCCTTCTACTCGAAGTCATCCAAGACTTCAGCACGCAACACTCTCGTTGAGTGGCAGACAGACAGCCTCCGCGCTTCTGCTGCAAACGCGCACATTGAAGGCGACGCAACTGCTGGCGAAGCTCGCTCTGCAACAACTCGCTTAGGCTCGTATACGCAGATTTTCAAAAATGCCGTGGTGGTCCCGGACACAGATGAAGGTTTGGACAAAGCTGGCCGCGCAAAAGAGGTTGCATACCAGACTTTGAAGATCGCCAAAGAGCAGAAGCTGGACATCGAAAAGGCGCTGTTTGACAATAACGCCCGCGTTGCTGGCAACTCCACAACCGCTCGTGAGCTTGCTGGTGTGCCTGCGTGGCTGACCACAAACACCGACTTCGGCGCAAACGAGGGCGCAGACCCAACTGGCGACGGCACCGACGCACGCACCGACGAAACGTCAACTCTGATCGCGTTTTCTCAGGCGCGTTTTGATGGTGTCATGCAGTCAATCTGGGAAGAAGGCGGCAAGCCAGACACGGTTTACCTCTCAGCCTTCCAGATGAACAAAGCTCTCGACTTCACTGGTAACAACAACCAGCGTTCAGCCGTGCAAGCTGGCGACGAGCGTGTGATCAAATCGATGGCAATTTACGTCACTCCTTGGGGCACAATAAGCTGGATGCCTTCGCGTGAGAACCGTTCGCGTGACGTTTTCATCATGCAGGACAACATGTGGGAAGTCGCAGTTCTGCGTCCAACCAAGAACGTGGCGCTCGCTAAGACTGGCGACAACACCACGCGCCAGGTTGTCACCGAGCTGACGCTCTGCGCGAAGAACGAGGCGGCCAACGGCGGCATCTTCGACAACACCACGTCCTAATCGGGCGAGAGGGGGCTTCACGGCCCCCTCTACCTTTTTCCAGCGGAGCTTGCCATGAAAGAAGTTATCGTCAATCGCATCAAGATCAAGTGCAGCAAGGGCCGCATTGAAAAGGGCGAAACCGTTATCCTGTCGGACGCAGAGATCGCCAAGATCAAGTCCTTCCGCCCCGACAGCATCACCGTTTTGCGCGAGATTGTAGAATCCGCAAAGCCTGTTGAAGCCCCAAAGCCACGGAAGTCTCGCAATGCAAAAAGCCGCACATTCAACTAAAATCTCCGAAAAGTTCAGCTTTGAAGATGACAAGCTGCTGATCAAGAAGACGTTTGACGCGTCCCACATGCTCGACGATGCGAAGCACGCCCGCGAAGTCACGCAGAACAGCTTTGGGTCCGACTACAAGCACGTCGGCAACGTAGACCTCGGCTTGCTCGGCGTCTGGCTCAAAGAGGCTGGTGTATCATGGGAAGATACAGAAGCCGTGAAGGACGTTATCAAGCGCAAGCTGATGTCAAACGAGTTCCAAGCCCTACGAGTGTGGGAAGGGTCTTACTGATGGAAACGCTTGACCTCTTCCTCAAGTATATTGTTCTGCCAGTCGGCGCTTTTGTTTGGATGATCTACACCAAAACCAACAGTCACCATACGGAGATTGAGGTGCTGAAAACGCAGGTTGAGGCCACGCGAATTGCACACGACCGTGAGTTCAAAGAGGTCAGATCAAACTTTGCGCGGGTGTTTGAGAAGCTCGACGGTATTGAAGAGGCGCTGAGAAAATGAGTTACCTTCCAGATAGCAAGGTCAGATATATAGTGATCCACTATTCGGCCACGCCAATTGAGCGGTCAACGTCATTCGGCGCTATTGAAGCAATGCACCGGAAGCGCGGGTTTCGTATGGTGGGCTATCACTACTATATTCGCTTGGATGGAACCGTGGTAAAGGGGCGCGACCTTTCTCAGCCGGGACGTTTTGAGGTGGGCGCGCATTCCAAGGGCGAGAACAATGAAAGCATTGGCATCTGCTATGAGGGCGGCGTGCGCGCGGCTGACGTAAACCGGGGCTTTGATAGCCGCACTCCAGCGCAGACAAAATCCATGATTGAGGTGATAAACCGCCTCAAGGACCGCTACCCTAGCGCGATTGTTGAGGGGCATAGAGATATGCCCGGCGCGGCCACGCAATGCCCCGGCTTCAACGCCCGCGCGTGGTGGGACGAGGTTGAGCGTCAGCAAAGCATGCCCAAGCCTACCGGATTTTGGGCGATGCTGATGAAACTGTTTGGAGGCCGCAAATGAGACTTGTTCCCGACTGGAAGAACGTCTGGCGCTGGCACAGCACTTGGGTAGCTGCGCTCTTGGCCGCTTTGCCTATGGCGTGGCAGTCCATGCCCTCCGACCTCAAGGCATATGTGCCGCCTGAGTGGGAGCCAGCGATCCTTGCGCTAATGTTTGTCGCGTTCATCTTTGGGCGGTTGAGGAAGCAGCCATGATCGGCGCGCTTCTAGGCGACCTCTGGCCGTATCTCGCAGCCGCTGGGGCGGCTCTTGTGGCGTTTCTGGGGGCTTACCTCAAGGGGCGGCGCGATGCGTCTCAGAAGGCCGCTCAGAGGGCGGCTGATAGCTACATCAAAACGAGGAAGCGGGCTGATGAAGAAGATTACATTGACGATGATTTTGGCGTCATTCGTGACAGGCTGCGTGAGCGTGGCAAGCGATAGCGCGATCTGCGATGCGACCGCCTCTGCGGTGACAGAACACGCGGCGGCGCTGGCCGAGGATGGGGGCACTGCGTCTCTGCAAACAGGTGATAGGCTGATCAGGATGATTGACGCCGCCTGCCCGTAGGAGGGAACGCCAATGAGACTGCTTGCACTTTGCGCGGCGCTACTCGCAACCCCAGCACACGCTGAGACGCATTGGCGGCTCCACGTGCTATTCTCTACGCCCCAGCACCCAGAGCCGCATGTGCCAGATGGTTGGTCCTCCGCGCCCGCCGAATCCGGCCCCGCCTGCGCCGCTATGGCTATGAACGTGCGGGAGTATCTGGACACCACAACGGACGGCATCCCGCGCGGCGCGCGATACACGGTTTTCTGCGCGGAGTATACATCACCGGACTATGACGCCGCGCTAAATACCTTCCTGCTTTCCATTGGGAAAGCGCTGTAATGGCTGCGCGCCCCCTGAGTGATGAATCGGCGATTGAGGCGCTGGATCTGGTGCAAGAGCATGGCACACTGTCTGCCGCCGCCCGCGCCATTGGCATGTCGCGCGAAACCCTCCAGAGCCGATATAACGTGGCGGTCAGGCGCGGCCTGAACCTATCGCCCGGTGTGCGCGAGACGATCCGCCGTGCAAACCTTAATCCTACCGAAGCCAGAGGCGGCTGGAAACACATTTACGACGACGAAGGCAAAAAAATCGAGGCGGTCAGGTGGGCCGCAGGCGAGATTGACGCCGAAACCATGCTCAACAAAATCCGCGATGCGTTTGAGGGCCTGACGCCCGCGCCATTGGTGCAGCCGCCCGTTCACGCTGACGATGATCTGCTGACGCTCTATCCCATTGCAGACGCACACGTTGGCATGATGGCATGGGGGCAAGAGGCGGGCGAGGATTACGATACCAAGAAGGCCGTTGCGCGCCTCACGTCATGGATGGGGCGCTGCGTTGCGGCGTCTCCAGCTTCCGGCACTGCCGTCATTCTTGATGTGGGCGATCTGCTCCACGCTGA